ATGGCAAAAAGAAAACGAAAGGGAGTAAGCCTGTCTCTCGGAAGAGGTGAGAAGAGTCGCAAAGGCGGCCTGACAGCTAAAGGTAGAGCCAAGTACAATCGTGCCACTGGCTCTAATCTCAAAGCTCCACAGCCCGGAGGAGGGGCTAGAAAGAGGTCATTTTGTGCTCGCATGTCTGGCATGAAAGGCCCGCTCAAAAAACCAAACGGGAAGCCTACAAGAAAGGCTCTCGCATTACGACGTTGGAAATGCTGATGGCTAGAACATACAGAATGAAAGACAATGACCCTGATGATACTGAGTACAGAGATCGAAAGGGTAGTAAAGTAGCTATGGATATAACCCCAAGAAATCTAAAAAATCTTATAAAAAGATTGAAGATGGATGACTTTACTGGCGGTAAAAGGCTTGATGATATTATCAAAGACCAACGCAAAAGAAAGAAAAACATGAAAGGTAAAGCATAATGGCAGAGACATACTCAGAAGACGGTAGCGTCAAAAGAACCAAAGGTAATAAAAAACCTAAAAACTTTATCTTAAAAGCTATTGAAAAAAGATTGCTTAGAAAAGATAATGTAGCACCAGCTGCTAAATTTATACAGCGTCAGCAAAGACTAAAAGACGCACTCAACAAATTAAACAACAACTAATGGCACACAAGAAAGGATCAAAATGTGGCTGCAAGCATGGAGGTAAGAAACGCTGATGGGTAAGTTATGTCCACGTGGTAAAGCAGCTGCCAAAAGAAAGTTTAAAGTATACCCATCTGCATACGCTAACGCATATGCCGTTAAGGTATGTAAAGGTCAAGTCAAATCAGGTGGTGTAAAAAGAACAGCACCCGGCTACACTAAAAAGAAAAGAAGATGAGCTTACGTAGATGGTTCCAAGAGAAATGGGTTGACACCA